GCCTGAAGGATATCATCCTTATGATCTGCTTTCATACGTTCAAACCATTTCTTTCCGCGCATAGGAGCACCAGCATAAGTCAGCTCTTTTCCTGTTGGTACCTTGATCTCATTTTTCTTCGCCCAGGCACTTCCAGTTGTTGGTGACACATAAAGGATGCCTTCATACAGATAATGAGCAAAAGGACCGGGAGTATTGATCTGACCAGAACCGATTGTAGTGGCAGCCACCATCAGGTGTTTCAGCTCGCCGGCCTGACGCCTTGGCATATAATCACTCATATAGCGCATACATTCACTGTCGATTGCTGCTTGCACAGGTCCATTTTCAGCAACTTTATGTCTACGCCGCATTTCTGCCGTAGAAAGCATTTTTATAACTATTTTCATGGTTACACCTCCTACTTACAGGACAGCTCATAATGCTGGACCGCTTCACTACCATACAACCGCCCATCCACAGTTGTAACTGTCACATATCCATGACTTGCTTTCAACGCTGCCAGTGACTTCGACATGACTTCTTGGCTACTGCAGTCTATTTCATCTTCAACAATGCCTTTTACGGCCAGATCTCTGCCCTGGGTAAATGTCAGCGGCTCTGTGATACTTTCCAATGGGATAACCAAAAGTACAGAAGCAGCATCACGCTGGCCTGTTTTTAGAAAAGTAGACTGCCTCACATCTTCCCAATAAACATCTTCAACCGGTATCCGGATGTATCGCATATCCTTGCCGCATTTGTGGTATAAATACAAGGTTACATCTGCATTAGTAAACATCAGCACACCCCCTGATAGCATAAACCGGTATTTTCCAGCCATTTCTTAACGATCTGGTTTTGCTTCCTTATGGCCTCTTCTGTTAATTCCTGCGTAGATCCATAGGAAGCCGAATAAGTTCCGATCTTTTCAGGATGCATTTTTTTCCGTCTTTTCCTGCCGACAGATAACCTCTGCCAGTTCACAGCAGCATAATTTTGCTTCTTCCGGAACATCTTCCATAATCGTCAGCCGTCCGAATGTATACTGATCCATGATCTGGCTTGCCTGTCTGGCATAAAAAGGAAAACCGGAGCTGATGGCCGCTTTCCTTCCAAGAAGATATTCATTTTTATAAAACTCTTCATCTGCATAAACCATCAGCTTTTTTCCTTTCTTTTATCACGCATTTTTGATAAGGGTTAAATCCTTCGTTACTGCAGATGCAACCACCGTTACGGTCTCAGTGATCTGACTGTATCCGGTCTTTTTGATCTTTGCCGGATATGTACCAGGTCGCAGGTTAAATACTGCTTCGCCTGACGCATTGGTCTTTAATCTGGATCCATTTACATCTACAATAGCACCTTCAATTGCTTCCGGACTTCCTGCGTTATCCTTTACAGTAAAGGTTACAGTCTGAGTAGTTACCGGTGTTGCCGGTTCCAGATAAGCAAACGGGCAGCCTACACGGTCCTCATCCATTCTGGTTGCCGGATTTGGAAGAGCCCAACCCATACGAAATACAATACGCAGAGCTACCATATCCTGCTGAGCCAGGTTATAAACGATATCCTTAGTGATCGGATCCTGGATAACTCCCTGGTCAAGGATCTTTACAGTAACGTCCTGACGAATTGCATATACCGCCTGCTTAAAATCACCTACGATTAGTTGAGCAATGCTGTTATCATAAGCACCGTTCTGCGGGAAATACATAGGCGCACCGTCCAGTGCGTAATTAGTGGATCCCTGCATGTCGCTCTTAAAAATCGGTGTTCCGTCCGTTGCCTTGATGCCTCTTAACTTTGCTCTCATACCCATGGCTGCCAGAGCGCCAGTTGCCATGTAACCGTCCTCTTCAACTTTGGAGATCACGCCATTCTCTCCCAGAAGCAGGTTGTAATAATCCGGAGTAGATCCAGGTGCTACGTTGTTGCCTGCCTGACGTGCCAGGGTGATGATATCGTTCTGCCATACTCTCGGGCGATTTACACCGAAGATGATCGCAGAGTCTACTCTCTGGCCGATTGCTTCATTTACTCTTGGAGTGATCTCACCAAAAATATCAAACTCCGCATCATCTAATACTGCCTCTGGGATCGGCACGATAACAGCCAGCTCAGCTGCATCCAGATATACGTTATCCCAAGCCTGGCGGCTGGTCTGTTTCATACCAGTGTCACCATCCACCCAGTACGCAGTTGGGAGGAAATCCAATACACGGATCCTGGTCTGGTCACTGGTCATGTTTGGCAGCTTTCGTGCCATGCTCATAAATACGGACTGCTTCGGTGCGTCCTGAAAAATGGTAGATACTACCTGTTCGCGGATGATTGCCTCCGCATCAGATCTGCTTGTAATATGTACTGGCATAAATCAATTACCTCCTTATTCTCTTCCAAAAATACTTCTTAAGGCTTCATTTGCCCTTGTCTTTGTGTCCTCAGTTCCTTTACCGCCCGATCCAGGAGTATAAGAAACCACTTTGGGTATCTGTGTGTCCTGAAACAAATAGGCATTGTCTTTCTTGACTGCCTCCAGAGCAGTTTTAATATCCGCTTCCTGGTTCTTGCTGGCTTTCAGCTTCTCTACATCCATGAATGGCATTACCGCTTTCAGATCACGGGGCTTGTACCCTTCTGCAGTAGTCTTTAAAAGATCATTAAAGTCACGATCCGCAATCTGCTTCTGGTACTCCGCATCCTTGGCTGCCAGATCTGCGGTCAGCTTGATGACTTTTCCCTGCAAGTCCTGAACATTGACGCCCTCAAAGCTTTTCAGGGTTGTCTGGGCTGTATCCAACTGAGTCTTATAGTTATCTCTTTCTGTCTTTATGGCTTCAATATCCCTGCCATTCTCAGCCATAATGTTGTCCACCTGTTCCTTTGACAGGCCCATGTCCTCTAAAAATTTTCTCTTCATTTTCTTCCTTTCCCACTACGCTTTTTACGGGGTCGCTTCCCTTGTGTTGGTAGTTTTACGTCATTCCGGACAATTTTCTGCATAAAAATAACACGCATCTCTGCGTGCCTACTGCTCGATCTTATTACATTTGGTACACCGTCTTACATAGCCGCCATAAGGACCGGAAGCCCGGCTCCAGTGCTTGCGGTAGTGGTGGCAGCATTCCTTCTTTCTGAAGAACCTCCGCCTGATCCACGATATAAGTCCCATAAAATCACCTTCTTTCATTTGCGACATCGCAATTATTCTTAAAAATGGGTACAAAAATACCACCGGCCTGCTGACTGGTGGTATTCGTAATTTTTATATATGCTAATCCAAATAACTATCTGGCAGGCGTCACCTCTCCTGCATCTCTTTTGACCCATAGGGTGCGTGGTTGCAACGTATTTTACCACCTCAAACAGTCATCTGGGTAAAGCCTTTAATAACTATGCCATTTACAATTTTTGCAAATTCCTTTCCAATCAGCTTTTTCCTTAAACCGCTCAGGTACTTTGTCCATCTTTAACACACCGTCAACTGCATCTACATTTTCGATACAATCAATATCCTCAATCATTTCATCCACAAGAGGACATTTTACGAATCTATCATCTTCCATGTCTCACTATCTCCAATGCTTTCAAAATGTTGTCAGAATACTCTTCCCGCTTAAATGCAGTACGGATAAATGCATCCGATGTTCTTACGTATGCAGCTCCATCTTCACTGTAGTACCGCTCGAACTGCCCCTTCCAGACGGTCTCTGAAAATGATGCCCGGCGGATAAAACCTTTTGCTTCGTCAAAAGTTACTTCATGCTGCCGTTCATCGTTAATGTGTTCGCTGTCAAAGCTGAGTTTTTCAAAATCCACTTTGCTCGGTTCAAGATTAATCTTTCCCCGGAGACCCAATTCCTTTAACTCTGATTTTATTATAGCAATTCTCTTCCGTTTTTCAATAGCTTCCAGTTCTTCCTTGGTCGGATTAGCCTCGCCAACCTTCAACCGCTCCCTCTGCTGCCGCAGGCCCATAGCCTTTGAAAATTCCACATAGGTCTTTTCTGTTAATCGCTTCCTGCATCTGGCAGCAGTCAGGTCATCTTTATCAGCTCTGGCCTTTTCCAGGAGCTTAATGTCCTGTTTCTGCTTCCGGATCGTGCGTTCCAGCTTCCGCTGATACTGCAGCGCCGCATATGTATCATACTCTTTACCATGAAAGGACTTCTTTTCATTCTCTTTCCTGTTCTGCTCCACAAGCCACTCATCTGTGTATTTACGTTTTGAAATACCAGGAATAAAAGGAAAACGGATGTGGTAGCAGTTGATCCCAGCAAATCCCAGCATCTCTCCCAAACCACAGACAGTACGCATTTCAGCAGAGCTATATACTTTGCCCTGCCAGCTTTGGTGGTTCATGTATCCTGTTCCCATATTACGGGCTCCTAAATGCCATTCTACTTCCCAGTAGTCCGTTCCCAGCTCCTTTGCATTATGCTCATTCACCTTATCGGTCATCTGTGCAATGCCGGTCATAACGGCTCTCCTGACCGCCACCTCAATACGGTCCGACCTTCCTGATGCATAATCAACCACCCGAACGCCACTGGATGTCATTTCATCGATCACATCACCGATTGCCTGGCTGTATGTCTTAGCGCCAGTAGTGATCTTCATCACGGCTTCATCTAAGCTGCGTTCCAGATACTCAGACATAGGAGTAAATACTTTTTTCCCGTTTCCCATTGGCACATTAAAACCGGTTGTCTTTGTGATATTCTCCATGGGTCTAAGACTATCCGTTGTCTGATCCTTTACTGCCTGCACCACCTGTTTTAGCCAGTCATTATCCTCATACGGGATCGCATCCATGCCTGCAGCTTTGTAGATCTCACTATTTCTCACATAATCAGATCTTGCTGCAGTTTCATAGATCTCATCAATATCGATCCCTGCAGTTTTTACACCTTCCCGCAGGATCTCTTTGATCCGCTTCTTACTCATGCCTATGGCAGTCATACGATTAAGCAGCCAATCTGTCACCGGCGTGATCTGGGAGCATTCCCGGATCCGGTTTACGACCTCTAACATGATATCCATTTCCAATGCTGTCATGGTACGTTCTAATGGCTTCGGCAACTTTTCAAGTTCTTCCGGCGTCAATCAGATCACTCCTCTACGTTTGCTGGTTCAGGAAGGTTCTTCTGGGCCTCTTCCAGTGTCTCCCCATACCACTTGCTTCTGTACTCTGCCAAGCTCATTACACCCATGGCAACATCCGCACGATCCGTCTGACGGTCTGCCTCTGCATCCACTACAATGCTGTCATCCCAGTCAAAGGAAACCTGATAGTCATTCCCCGGCGGTACCAGACCGTACAAGGAAGCCCAGAAATTCATGGCATATACCAAATCTTCCAGAGCAGTCTGTAAAGCAAGCTGTGTATCTGACACAAAGGTATAGGAGCGCTGCTTGCTGGTCTTGATCTCCGTTGCTGTCTTATCCACATTCTGAGGATCCGAAAGCGTTCCATAAGCCAGACAGCAGGCAAACTCTATCAACTTCAACTGATTATTAAATCCATTGAATAATGCTGTATCCCGGATCTCCGGAGAAAATGTGTCTATAAAAGGCTTGTCTGATGCACCGGTGTTATACTCCACGTTACGGTATAACCTGTCCTGGCCGCCTGGGTACTCAAACTTATCCAGGTCATGGTTATACTTAAGCATTGAAGTTGCCACATGCACCGCCAGCTGTGTTCCTTCATACTCCCAGCAGATATTGGAATAGCGCCTGTCCCCCTCTTTGATCAGCTCTACCGCTCTAGAGTATACAGATACACCCAACGGACTTCCCGTATCATTCGCATTTGCAAGAGGCACTTTGAAATACCCAAACAGAAGCCGATCAGCACCCTCCAGCACTGCTTCCGGCATTAATTCAGACCACCTATCCATTGAATTTACACTGATCTCGCTTCCAAGACTGTAGTCATTGGTTGCAACAAAGGCCCTGTTTGTGATCCGGATCTGTTCTCCCTGCAGCGTATGGACTTCTAATCTGGTATAGATCTTCTGTCCTTTTCGGAACTGCTCTGTAAACACACACTGTTGGATCTGGCCGGAGTCATCAAAAGCAAGAGGAAAGAAACAGTCTGCCTGTACATACTGGATTGCAAGACCTGTTTTTGTAACATACGGCTTTAATATTAAGCCGCCTTTCGCACATCCGTACTCCACATACCTGCGGATACTTTTCAGCACTTTTCTCTGATACTGGTCATTCAGATAAGCAGCGGAAGAACCTCCTGTTATCTCCGACTTCATTTCTAGGGTAACAAGTCTTGCAACCTCAGAGGCAATAGCCGCCGGCAGCTGCGCACTTTTCACTTTTTTCCGGTCCACCCATGGGGCATTATCTTCATACATAGCCGTCCATAGCTCTATCCTCCGGGCCATTTCAGAAGTCATGCAGACATCAACCTGTGTATCCGAGTCCTGATTTAAAACCTGCGTGATCGCAGCCAGCATTTTAGAAAATTTCATTGTTATCACCTCTATTCATACCGGATAAACCGGCTGATGTCCCGCTCAAATGTGTACTCAAAAGCATCCAGCGTATCAATATCACTGGTACCGTCATCCAGTCGCACATCTTCCACAAGACTTTTCTTCTCGTCCCACAACGCCGTTGTCAGGGCATCTTCCAGGCTTTGACACTGGTCTTTTACATAGAAAAAGCGGTGCTGACCAAGCATCCGCTGCATAAAACGTATTCTGTCATTGATCGTTGTCTTCAAAGCATTCTCGATCCGGATCCAGCCAAGCCCCGCCTTCCTGACCGCTGTCCTCATACCTGCGATCAGCGTCTGCTCTGCACTATCACAATAGACAACGGTAATAAATC